GAGCTAAGTAAGCCTTCTTACTATTATGGTGTTGAACAAAATAACTGCTGGGCATTTTATAATAATGTAACTTACGCATTAAAGAAAGCTCACCCTAGAAATTGGCTTCAATCATCTCAAAACTTTCATGACTTTATTATGAGTAATGTAATAAATATTAATACTATAAATATAAAAGAATTACCTATTGTAAATTCTAATATAGCATCTAAAAAAGACAATAGTATTATTGAAGTTGATGAAGTAATTAATCAAAATAATTCATATTCTCATTTATTTATATGAAAATATTAATTATAGCATTTTTAGCAGTACTATGCTTATATATAGCTAGTACTAATAATTTAAATGAAGGAAGATAACCAACCGGAGTCTAATTTTTATAGTTAGGCTCTGGCTTCCTGAGTTATATATAAATATTTAAGTGATGAAAAAAAGTAGAATGATTGAAAAAGAATGGCACTTTATAAATGATTTAAAAAATGCAAAAGATAGAAAAAATACACCCGTTTTTACTGGTGTATTAAAATACTTTCCAGATGCTATCATGGAAATATCAAGAGTTTCACTACAGGGAAACATTCAACATCACCCTGATAAACCGCTACATTGGGATCGTAATAAGTCTACTGATGACTTTGATGCATTAGCTAGACATCTTATTGATGCAGGTACAATTGATAATGATGGTATACGTCACACTGCTAAAGTTGCATGGCGTGCACTTGCATGTTTGCAAAAAGAACTAGAAAAAGAAAAATCTATTTAAATATTAAATTGTAAGTAGAATAAAAACCAATAGATCTAGCAGTAAACATTATGCTAAAATCGGCTACGTACCAATACCACTTTTTCTTTTTAATACCATGACCAAAAGCATATGTTAAAGTAGTGCCTTCATCAAGTCTATGCTTTACAAATCTTGTAGCATGATGAAAGTCAGTCAAAAAAACTAAAGACCTACTAGATAACCAAAATCGTTCTGTTCCTACTCTAACTTGACCATTTGGATCTACAACCCATTTATTCTTCCATGCCTCCTCGTTTGGTCTAATACCCCATTGTTTAAATAATCCACTATTACTATAATGAAAAAGATAAGCTTGATTGGCCCCATCAGCAGCTCCAGAGAAAAACTGAAATGTAGATGCTTGCCATATATTTTTATTAAGCTGAGATGAAGCTATAAAGGGTATGCATAATATTAATGTTATTATTATATTTTTTAACTTCATATGTTATACCATAAACCCATGATCTAAAAGAGCAGCTTTAATTTGATTATACCAATAGCTTTGAGAGCTATTATTTGATAATCCACTTCTATATTTACTTCTTATAGGTCCATTTGTTGCATAATCAACCATATCTTGAAATGCTGCATTAGTATAAGCTGAAGCTGCAGGAGGTGTAAATACTGAACCGTTTATACCATATTGTAAAAGACCACCTACATCACTAACTAGTGGTAATAACCTACCAGAATCTGAAGTAATGGTTTGAAAGAATGTAGATCTATAAATAGAATTATTTCCTGCTGTTGTTTCCATAGTACTTATATAATCCCTTAACTCTATAACATCATCTTCAATGTTTTGAACAACAGAATTTGCTCTATCTGACCAAGTACCAGTTCCTGTCTGAGAAGGAGATAAGAAATAAAAACTAGACTCATCACCAAAAGAAAGAAATACTACATTATCTGCATCAGGAAAAGTACCTGCGGAACCTATTGTACCGCCAAGTGCTTTATTAGACATCATTTGGATTTGTCTTTCTTGTCTTGAATGCCCCCATATAATATGACTATCATACATATCGCTACCATTTGTAGCTGGATTTGTATTGCCGCTTGAATATGTACCATTTGTAGCATAATAATCCTGCAATAAATTTCTAAGATTAGTTGTATTTTGATAATCTATAATTCTCATAGATTCAGTTAAATTAAATTGAAAGTCAACAGGAGGAGTTCCAGGAGTTGTAGGAGTTAATCCATGATTATAAGGATCTCCATTTATATCTACAAGATTTACTGTTCTAGAACCACCACCTGATGAACGATCATTAATAGAACCCACAAATGTATTTGCTGGTATACCTGGATAAGTAACTAACATACCTTTCAATCCCCAATTAAATAAGATTTCTAATTCATAACTAACTGGCTGACTTGTAAGGGTATATGTAAAAGTTCCTGTTGCATCTGGATAAGCTACATCTGAAGTTCCGTCTAAAAAAGCAACTAAGCCTGCTGGATTGTCAACTACTGTCACCGAAATAGTTACATTTCCAATACCGTCATTTGTAATGGTATAATTCATACCATTAGTTAAGTTTGCAATAGGTGTATTACCTGAACATGGCGAACCTGATGCTGCACAATCTACAGCATCAGAGTAACCACTATTAGCTGCTCTTACTATAAGATTTGAATCTTTTGCTATATTATTAATATCATTTATTAAACCGTACTGAGGCATGCCTGGATTATATTGTGTACGTACTGCAATTTGTGAACCAGCAAGAATATCAGTTTTACAATAAACAAGAGGAACACTTGATATTTGAGCAGTTGCTTTTATGGTGTCACCCATAGAACCAGAACTATCCTGCCAACTAACAAAATATGTATTTTGAGTTACAGCTAATCCACCGATTGTGAATGACTGTGTATCAGACCCTCCATCTGGATCATTAACAATCATTTGAACCGTAAAGTTACCTCCTGTAGATGGATATGAACCGCTTAACGTTCCTGTACAATCACCATTATCTGTAAAAGTTAACCAACTAGAACCTGCAGCTGGATATATTTCAACTCCGTCTACTGTTATAACATAAGTTAAATCATTACAAGCTGTATCTGGATCACTTGTAGTCCAGTTGTATGTCCATACATCATTACCTGTTAGATTAGGATATGTATTTAACGTTACCGGATCTGTTGATGTCCATAACGGTGGATCTACAATATTATTTACAACTATTAGTATTGTAGATATATTAGAATTACAGTACCCATCTGTAACTTGAAATTGAAAGCTTGTTGTTCCATACCAATTAGCATCTGGAGTAAATGTAAATACTCCAGTGCCTGTATCAAATAAAAGTGTTCCATTAGCAGGATTTCCACCAACTATACTAAATGTTAAACCATATCCTCCATATCCATCATCAACTACAGTCATCGAATTAGTTACAGATCCCTCTTCATCTATAGTATATGTTGCTCCTGTTGTTGTTGGACATGTATTTGATGAGTACAACTTGCAACATGATTCCCAATATAAAACAGAATTAGTTGAGTCAGCATCATAGTAATGATATTTTATTTTTATTGACTCACCAAACTTTAGACTGCTTGTATTATATCCTAACTGTGGAATTGTAGGTTCAAACCATGATACTTTATTAGTTACAGTTCTTGCACCATTAGTCCAATTGTTAAATCTTATTGCTCCATCAGCAAGATCAGATCCAGTTTTTGTATTTTCTGCAATTACAACACCAGTCATACCATCTGATAACGGAGTCATACCTTGTATAACTCTATAAGCTACAGATGTATCATTTAAATTTATAAAAGCATTTCTAAAACCTGAAGACTGATCCCAGTTTGCAGTTTCACTCATTGGTAAAGTATCAAAACCAACATTAGGAACAAGAAAACCACCATCACTCCATATAGTTCTACCGTCCGCTAAACCTGCTAGTATCTTATTTGACTGACCTATTGTACCTTGAGAGTCATATACAGGGCCTTCTAGTTTAAGATTAGAATTTATAGTTGTTGTTTGAGCTGGTACACCTACTACATCAGTACCGTGTACTACATTACCGGTTACTATAAGATTCCCTCCTATAGTTATAGTATCTCCTATAGTATTTTGTGTTACAATGGAATCTATAAGTGTAGCAGTAGAACAACCTTCATCAGCAGGAGTAGTATATACAGGTAAAAAGCCAACATTCCCAGAACCAGTTTTAGTACTAGTTAACCCTTTTGTTGCTTCACATAGAAAATCACCCCATTTAATTATAAGCGGTTCCATTTTAGGAATATATGAAGAAGCAGTATTAATTGTGCTATCTTTATATAATCTGCCAAATTCTATGTGATCTCTTATAGGATCTAGTTTATCTACCTTTTTATCTCTGTTTAATAAACCTAATACTTCTTGTATATAAATACTCATTTTTTATTTATTTATGCAAATAATACTGACAATTTGATATTACTTTGAACAGAACAAGTTATTGTTATTCTACCTAAACCATCATTAAAAGCATCAACTTCAAAAGGACCTAAAAAACCATCCTCGCCTACAGCTAAACTTAACACAGCATTTTCTTTTTTTAGCTTACCAAATGATTGATTTATAACTGTAGTAACTACAGGTATTACAGTCGCAGTTAGTGATACATCGCTTTCATTTTTTACATAAAAAAATTCTCTGCCTGTATTATTTATCTGATCACCAGTTGCTTCTGGAGTTACTGTCGTAGGAACTAAACCTGACTGTAATATCTTCTGAGGTGTTAAGAGTGCCATAATTTTACTATTTACAATAACCTTTTTTAAATGCTTCTGATTGTACTGGCTCAGTGGATCTTGTAGAGACACGTTTGATATCAAGACCTTGAGCAGCTAATCTAATCCTAGTAGCTACATCTTTTGCATTCTTTTTTGCTTGAATTTTAGCTGGTATAGACGTTGGATCAAAATAACCATTAGTTGTTTCTCTCTTGTATTTTGCTCCTTGTATTGGAAAAGATGTTCCTTTTTTAGATTTTTTCATAACTATCTATTTAATAATATTAATAATCTCTTTTAGCAGATCTTCTCATATCACCTTTGTTTCCACCATATTTTTTCTTCATCATAGGATCAAGCACTGAGCCGCCTTTCATGAAACCCATTAATCCGCCACCTTTAGCCATCATTTCCATTCCTGATTTTTGTGGAGTCATATCTCCATCTCCTGCGCCATAAGTAAATCCACCTCCAGCTTTCATTTTTTTCTTGTACATAACTTTTTTAATTTTAATTTTTACTAATTGCTTTAAACTTTTCCGCTCCTCTTGATCCAAAATATGCTATATAAACCGTTATTAGGAGTGATTTTAATAAATCAACCCAACTAGGATCTATAGAGAAGTCTATCTTAAAACCATCTAACAAAATAAATATAACTAATGATACAGTTAAAAATATTAATGTCATGGGTCTTGTATTTTTACTAAGGTAAGAATCACTTTGCATATCTGATGCCCAGCGTTTACTTACTTCTTGCATTTCAATCTTATCCATTTCTATAAGCATAAGTGCATGCTCTTTATCTTCTTTAGACAAAGCTGGTTCTTTCTCTATTAAAGATTTAACCATGTTTAATAATCCTGCATCAGGCAAGATATCTCCCGCAACACCTAGTATACTTGGTAGTTTTTTTGTTAAAAACTTACCTACTCTAGTATTTCTAAACTTTTTTTTAGGTTTATCACTCATAATTTAAAAAATTTTAATCAGAGTGAGTCCACCCACCTAACTTATACTTTTGCTTTTTATCTTTACCTTTCTTAACTTTTACTATTCTTTCAGCATTACCACCTTTACGCATTTTTTCAACAACAGAACCTAGCATCATATCATCTAGTTCACCACCTGACCTCATTAAAAGTTTACTTTTTTGCCTTGTTAATTTCTGGTTTGGTAATATAGTACGTCCTTTACCCATATTAATTTAATTTAAAAATCTATTGTAACAGTAATAAATAACATATAAAGTTTTACTGTTGAATATTTATATTCTTCATCTGGCATTATAATATCCCAACCTAAAGCTAGTCTATCATGAGGCCAATGAAATGCTATCTCTAACTTCCAACCTTCTTCCATTATATTTTACTTTTGGTTTTACAGCAAAGTCCTTTACGACAATAACCTAAACAAACTTTGTTTCTTGATATCCATTGAATTAATAAACAAATAGTTCTCATTATTTAGTCTCTTTAGATTTTCTTTTTCTAGTTTTACCAGCAACTGCTTTAGGTACATGCCCTAATTGACTACCTACTTCTTTGATTGCTTTGCTTACATCATTTAATTCTTGCGCAGTGAGCTTATACCTTTTTACTATTTCTGCAAGTACTTCTTGAGCTTTTTCATCTACCACGGTTTTAGACCATAGAGATCTCCAAAGATCTTGTAAACTATATGTCCAAATGACATTTACTATTCTTTTAAGCATAATATATATTTAAACTGTTATAATAATAATATACAAATTTTGCATCACTTAAACAACTGATTAAGGCATAATAATATTATCTTTGATAAGTTCGCTATAGCTAATATATAAAATATAATCTGTTATATATATGCATATATCTAATAAATAAAGCCATAACCTTTACTATATCGGTAATTTTTAGTAAATTATATTACCTAACGGCCACACTTTTTATTCAAAGATGTGGCTTTTTAATCTTCAATAATAAAAAAAATATGAATAAAAACATTTTCTTACCTAGAGTAAACATACTTCCTTATGAATATCCACAGCTATTAGCATATAAAGATGCAATTAGACATTCTTATTGGATAGATACAGAATTTAATTTTACTGAAGATATACAAGATTTTAAAGTAACTATTACACCAGCTGAAAGAGACGTTATTAAAAAGACTATGTTAGCAATTGCTCAGATAGAGGTTAACGTAAAGACTTTCTGGGGTGACTTATATAAAAGAATGCCTATCACTGAAGTTGGTGATGTAGGATTTACATTTGCTGAATCAGAAGTAAGACATAAAGACGCATATGCTAAACTACTGAGAATCTTAGGGTTAGAGAAAGAATTTCAATCAGTTATTGAAGTACCTGCAATAGAAGGTAGACTTAAGTATTTAAAAAAATATCTAGATGGTACACGCTCTAGAGATAATAAGATGTATACAAAGTCTGTACTTTTGTTTTCTTTATTTATAGAACATGTAAGTCTATTCAGTCAGTTTCTGATTATGATGAGCTTTAATAAAGAAAAGAACCTATTCAAAGGTATATCTAATGTTGTTGAGGCTACTAGTAAAGAAGAAGAGATACACGGTAACTTTGGAGCTGAGATTATTAATATCATAAAGAAAGAAAATCCTGAGTGGTTTGATGTAGAGTTTGAAGATTTAATTGACTCAGCATGTAAAAAGGCTTATATAGCTGAGTGTGGAATACTAGATTGGATTTTTGAAAAAGGTGAACTTAACTTTTTACCTAAGAATACAATACAACACTTTATAAAAAACAGATTTAATAACTCTTTAGAAAAGATAGGAATGAAACCAATATTTGAAGTTGATGAAGATCTGCTAAAATCTGTAGAATGGTTTGACATAGAGATAACTGGAACAAAAGAAGGAGATTTTTTCTACAAGAAAAGTGTTGACTACAATAAAAAGAGTAAGAGTATCACAGAAGATGATTTATTTTAAAAACTAACTATTAAATATGATATATAAAAAATACTATTGGCTAAATGAAAATAGTCGCACATTCCTATCAAGAGGTTACATATCAGAATCACCTGAGCAAAGAATTAAAGATATTGCTATTAAAGCTGAAAAATATCTAAACATTAAGGGCTTTGCTGAAAAGTTTGAAGATTACATGTCAAGGGGATTTTATTCTTTATCCACCCCTGTATGGATAAATTTTGGTAAACAAAAAGGTTTGCCTATTAGTTGCTATGGATCTAACGTTGATGATAACTTAGATAGCATTTTAAATGCAGGACGTGAAATTGGAATGATGAGTAAATATGGCGGAGGCACAAGTGCTTTTTTAGGCAACATCAGATCAAGAGGGTCAGAAATATCAACGGGAGGACTTGCTGATGGTCCAGTGCATTATGCTAAAATATATGATACAGTAGTAGATGTGTGCAAACAGTCTGAAGCTAGACGTGGTGCTTGTGCAGTATACTTACCTGTTGAACATGCAGACATTTTAGAGTTTCTAGACATTGGTACAGAAGGTAATCCTATACAAAATTTACAGTATGGAATTACAGTTAGTGACCAATGGATGCAAGAAATGAAAGAGGGAGATAAAACTAAGCGTAAAATATGGGCTAAGATTATTCAAAACAGAAGTGAATTTGGTTTTCCTTATATTATGTTTAAAGACAACTCTAATAACAATTCTCCTTACAAAGAACTTGGTATGGAAATTACAGCATCTAATCTTTGTTCTGAAATTCAACTACCAACAGATAGTTATAACTCTTTTGTATGTTGTCTTGGCTCTATTAATCTATTGCATTGGGATGAAATAAAAGAAACTGACGCAGTTGAAACATACGTATACTTCTTAAATGCAGTGATGGATGAATTTATTATTAAGTCTGAGACTATGCCAGGTATGAAGAGAGCTTATAACTTTGCTGAAAAGCATAGAGCAATTGGTCTTGGTGTTTTAGGTTATCATTCATTGCTGCAGTCTAAGCTTCTTGAATTTGATTCTTTAAGAGCTAAAGGACTAAACAGTGAAATCTTTAGAACGCTTAAAGATAGAAGTGAGATTGCCTCAAGAGAATTACATAATCAGTATAACTACACATGTCTTAGAGAAGGATATGCTAACACCACTCTTATTGCTGTTGCACCTACTAAGTCTAGTTCATTTATACATGGTGCTGTGTCTATGGGTATAGAACCTATTAAGTCTAACTATTTCATTAAAGATCTAGCTAAATCTAAAACTATATATAGAAACCCATTCTTAGAAAAAGAACTTGAAAAGCATGGTTTAAATACAGATAAAACCTGGAAGTCTATTTTACAAAAAGATGGTAGCGTACAACATCTAGACTTTCCCACTAAAGAAGTATTTAAATCTTTTGTTGAAATTTCTCCTAAAGAAATAGTATTACAAGCTGCACAAAGACAGAAGTATATTGATCAATCACAGTCATTAAATTTAATGATTGATCCATCTGTATCTGCTAAGCAAATTAATCAGTTGTATTTATATGCATGGGAAGAAGGAATTAAAACATTATACTATCAGTTTAGTAAAAGTTCGGCTCAAGATTTTGCACGTAATATCTTAGAATGTTCATCTTGTGAAGGATAAGCTTTATAAAAGAGGGGTCATATTATTTGGCCCCTTTTTATTTTCTTAATCCTTTATGATTATCAATCATATCTAAAATCTTATTAAGTTGATCAGCTTTTATTAAACCTGCCATAGAAGCGTTTTTAAGAGCACTCATTAACTGAAGTGATATAAAGGGAACCATAACTACCTCTGATAACCAAGCTGTTCCTGTAAATCCTTTTTCTACAGTAAGTGTTACAGTAAGTATAGCAACCCACACAGCTGTATTTCTAATTATTTTAAGTGCTTTATATGTTTTAAAGCCTTCTCTTTTTACACCTGCCCATATTCCAAATATGCCGTCTAACCACAATACAGATACCACAGCTAAGTATTGTTCCATATTATCCATTGATAAATTTAAGAAATATGTACACAGATATGTACAAAATGATGATAGTACCACTAATGTAATTTTAGTTTGCATTTTTTATTTTTTACTTAGAGGTTTATACTATAATATAATTATATCAACTGAATAAGACTAATATTAAAGCTGCAAATTTGTCTTATTTTATAAAGTAATTGTTCATTCTTAAATATGCGTCATACTTTTGTATAGAATAAAGGATAGGAACTACATCTTTCCAGTTTTTATATACTTTAAGTTGTCCTTTTCTAGGTCTCTGTTGATATACATATTTTGAATTAGCTTTGAATTCTTCATCAGTATAATATAAATAAGCCAAAGGAGTAGTTAAAGAAAGTGACAATGCCTCACCTAATTCTCCCATAGTTCTTGTAGCTGCTATAGGAGATTTAAACATTTGATATTGTTGCGTAAGTCCATCAGGAAGTGGTGTAAACATTATAAGTTCTTTATATGTTCTATCTGCTTGATATTTCATAATGTTTTTGAACCTTTGCATTATATCACTGTCATCATCCTCCCCCGCTAATAGACCTTGTAATACTTGAGAAATAACAAAGGTAGATAACATAATTCCTATTTCACCCATGGTTCTATAAAAGCCATATAATTTATTTGTAGCTCTTTGATCTAAATTTCCTCCCTCTCCTGTATAGCCATAAGTTTCTAAAAAATCTTTAGAATATCCAGAAAATTCTTTATTGCCTTTTACTATTTCACTCTTAACATATGCTAAAAATTTAAATGCAGATATATATCTACCTTCCATCCAACCTAAGTTTTGATCAAAATATTCCCTTTGGTATCTTGCTCTAATTGCTGGAGCAACCCACTTGTGAAACTGAAAAGCTAATTTACCTATAGTGGTACTTTGCATAACCACTCTATCTTCTTTAGCATAGTTACCATGAATTTGTTTATTAACTTCTCTAATCTCATTTCTTATTTCATACCTAAACTCATCTGTATAAGGTATCTCTTGACCATTTCTTTTGATAACAGTATCAAATCCAGGTTTTAAAACATTCTCATGAGTTTCAGAATTATAATCAAAAGCATCATAAAGAGATAATGATTCTCCTGTTACACTATTTTTTACTTGTGTGTCCATTAAAATGGCCATACCCACTTTAGTTTGAACATTATATTCAGCTGCATCTTGGAGTATATATCCCCATTCAGTTGCCTTTGCAAACCAACTCTTACTTTGATCAGTAGCATTTGATTGTTCACGTAAATCAGACATACTATCCATCATTCTAAACAAATCAACAAAGGCTTCATATTTACTATTAGGTTTTTTAGCATCATATGTAGAGTTTTGTGCTCCTTTCACTAAACCAAAAGTTAATACTTCACCTAAATCTCCAACAACATATGAAGATCTTTGAACTAAATCAGGAACTGCTCGTTTATTAAATTCCCAAGTTGCTCTTCTATATGCCTTCTTACTAAAGAATCTTGAGCCAAGCATTTCTATATTGTTATTTATTCTACCAATAACATAATTATTAAAGTTACCAAAAGGGTTAAATGCCACATAAGAAAGAGAAGACAATTGTATTAAGCCATCTGCTATTTTATCTACAGTACCTTTTGACATTGTATCCTCATCATAATATGTCATTGACATCCACTTCTTAGCCTTTCTTAGCATAAGTGAGTCTTTACCTTTAATAATACCTCTTTTCTTAAATACACCATCAATTCTTGTACCTGTTGTAATCGTTGGATCTGCAGGCTGATACTCACGTTTTTCAATTACTTTCAAAAATGCATTAAGAGTATCTTCTATGGTGCCCATTACTTCATAGTTCTCAGCCATTGCACTAAACTTCATTAAGCTATCTCCTAAATCTCTGCTTATTTGATTTGTAGTGGGTTGACTCATAAGTCTTGCTTTTTTACCTTTTAAAGCAGCAAGTTCTTTTGCGTATGCGTCTGGTCCAATTTTACCCTTTTTCTTTTGATCTTGTAAAGTATTTATTTGTTTCTGAACTTCTTCAACTTCTCCTTGCAATCTAGGTCTACCTACATAATAAACAGGTAAAGAACTTATTAGATTGCCGTTTTCATCTGTAACTATACCTCTTTGTTGTGATGTAGAATCAAAAGCTCCCCATGCTGCACTGCCTATTGTTTTAGCATAGGCTTTACTAAAGAAGCTAGGTTTTTTCTTTAAGTCTTCTAAAAAGTTATTTTTTACTAAAGGTGTCCTACCTAACATTTGTGTCATTACCCCAACTGGTAATTTTTTTAATAGATCTTTTTCAAATACATCTATGTACATTTCATAAAATTCTTTCTGTGCCTGACCTAATGCATCAGTAGGATTCATTATAAGACTATATTTTGTACTAGCCATATCTCTTCCATCCCTAGTTGTAAGAAGAATATCTACATACTGTTTTTTAACTGCTCTAAACACTTGTCCACGTACTATCACTCCTGTAGCATTACCATCTCCATCACGTTGAGCTTTAGTATAATCTACTGAATCATAAAACTTAGCTTGATATATGGAATACTCTGTATCTGAAACTTTTCTTGAATCTTTTCTTCTC